GGTGTCTCGCCCTGGATCATGCCCTGGCGCACCGCGCTCTGGATGCGGTTGATGTCCTCGCGGCGGATGGTGCTCGCCCACTGGCGCAGCGTCTTCCCCTCGAAGGGCGTGGACGTGGCGATGGTGCGCAGCCGCTGCGACGTAGGGAGGATGGTGTCGATGACGACTGGGCTGGTCGTCAGGATGATCTTGCTGAGCACGTTCGGCTCCGTCCCGGCCAGACCCACCAGCTCCTCAGCCCACACCTCGTCTATCTGCCGCCACGCTCTGGTGCGGATGTTCTCGACGATGCCCAGGAGCGTCTCGAGGCGGCGCACCTCGGCGGGTGTGTCGACGCCTCCGGCCATGTTGCGCAGCCGGTCACGGATCTTCTCCGCGAGCTCCTGCTCGGTGCCGTTCAGCAGCGCCTCGATGCGCTTGCGCACCGACCCCGAGAAGCGGAGCAGGTAGATCTGGTGGCGCAACAGGGCGTCGAAGAACGCCTGATTGGCGTCGTCGTCAGGCACTGAGCACGTACTCGTGCCACGTCGGGACAGTGTTGCCGAATTGAGACAGGTCCATCTTTGGGACCACCGCGACGATCCGCGCGCCGCGTCGGTAGACGACCCGAGCCTCGTAGCGGTACTCGCCCGTCTTGGTCCTGCGCTCCACCAGGCCTCGCGGCACAGAGGCGAGGACCGGAGGGTCGTCGGCCTGGGAGGAGGCGGCGATGGCGAGCTGGGTGGCAGCGGCAGTCATTAGGCGTGGCTTGCTCATGCTGTCCTCACCGACGCAGGTCGGTGCCCTTCTGTTTCTCGTACGTCCGGTACGCGCCGAGCCCCAGCATGCCGAAGAGCATGACGTAGAGCTCGCTAGTATCGAGCTTCGGCACTGGTGGCACACCCTCCACCCCGAAGACCGTCAAAAACCACGGCAGGTACGGCTGCATCAGAGTATTTGACGCGAAGCCCAGGACGCAGACCCAGCCGGCGGCGGGACGCCACATCGCGGCGAAGGGATGAGGCGACTTGGCCTCGTCCGAGTTGACCACCAGCTGCTGCGCGTCGGCGAGCTGCAGTCCGGACATCAGCTCCTGGTTCGCGGCCTGCCGAACACGCTCCTTCTCGGCCGGGTCCGGGATGGCCTCGACGGCGCGGTCGACGACGCGCGTCAACAGTGGTGACAGAAATGGGAGCAGCGCGAGCAGCGCGGGGGCCATCACTCGTCCTCCTTCTTGTCAGCGAGCGGGTCGGCCTCGTCCTCGGGGTCGCCGCCCTCCTCGGTACCGCCACCAGTGGCCGGAGGCGGCTCGCTCTCGATCTCGTCGAGCTCCTCCTCGTACTCGAGCTTCGTGAGCCCTCGGTCGCGCATCAGTCCGTGCACGCTGCGCAGGCTGATCGGCGCACCCATCGTCCGCGCGCTCATGATGTCCACGAGCGACTTGCCGTCGAGGGTGTTCTCGGTGAACTCGAGGTTGGGTCGCACGTTGACCGCCATCGGGTCCGCGCCGACCCACTCCGCCGCGACGCGCAGCAGGTGCTCCAGGCCGGCGGCACCGCTCTGGGCGATGGTGTTGAGGGAGGCGGTCTGGGCCGCGACCCGGATGCGCAGAGCGTCGCCGCTCTCGCGCTGCGCGCTGCCGGAGTGGAGCAGCGCACCTGTGCGCACCATGGCCTGGTTGCGGTCGTTCTCCAGGGCCTGCCGCTGCTCGGCGAGGCCCGAGCCACCCACGCCCACGTACTTCGCGTCGCCGCCTTGCGGCAGCCTCAGCAGAGCGCCAGCGCCCACGCGCTTGGTGTCATCGTCGATGCTGCCCGTGTCGCCGATGATGACGAAGGTGTCCTGCCCCTGCATGAACAGGTTCTGGCGGTAGTCCGCCTCCCCTCGGTAGACGGCCAGGGCGAGGTTGGCGAGGCCCAGGAGCGGCGGGTCGTCGGGGGACGATACGAGGTCCTTGGTGTTCACGAGGACGAAGGGCAGCTGGTCGAGGACGTTGCCTCGGATGCTGGGGAACACCATCCCCTCGGGATTGTAGCCGGCGTCCTTGTCCTTGAACAGCCCCGTCGCGTAGAGCGAGCCGGCGGCGCTCGACATCCGGCCGTCGGGGTCGCAGAGGGCGACGACGCGGAACTTCTCCACCGTCTCCCAGCTGAAGTCGCTGCGCCGCTCGAGCTCGCTCTCGTCGAGCACGACCATGTTCAGCTTCGGCCGCATGTCGCCGCTTGGTTGGTTGTCATCCCAGTTGACGATTGTCTCGGCGCGATAGAGCGCGATGTAGGGCAGTGGCTCCGCCTGATCCGGCACGACGGGAAGGTCCAGCAGCAGGCCGAGCCGACCGGCCACGAGCTGCTGCTCGTTGATGCGGCGCAGCAGGTGCTCAAGCGTCTCGCCGTTGATCGTCGCGCGCTCGCGCAGTGGCTCCAGCTGCGGGGGCAGCTCGATGACAGGAGGCCGCGAGTGCATCGTCCCGAGCAGCGCCTCGACCGCCTCGGCCACGAAGTCGGGGAACACGGCACGTGTGAGGTAGGCCGTGTAGGCCTGATAGCCAGGCTGCGCCGTGCTCATCATGCCGTCGTAGACCATGCCGCTGGTCGGCGGCAGGTAGGTGATGGTCTTGCCCTTGACAACCCGCGACCCTCGGAACGTGTCACGCATGGTGACCCAGTCCTGGGCGAACTCGGTATAGAGCGGGTGGCGGTTGCTGAGGGACATGGCGTCGTTCCTACGTCCGGGGCCAGCGAGAGGCAAGCATCAATGGCTGCCGATGGTTCGGCCGCCGCCGAGGGCGAGGTTCATCTGGCGGACGCGGTAGCGCACCTCGTCGCCGACGTGGTCCTCGGCGTCGCTGTCCACGTCCTCCGGGTCCTTGTCGTCCCTCGGCAGCACCGGCACCGTGCGCTGGAACTGCTCGCAGTTGGAGAACACGTAGAGACCAGGCTGCTCGCGCGGCCCACCGTGCTCGGGCGGCTTGGCGTTCCGCAGGGCGATGCGCAACTGCTCCCAGCCAGCCTTGCGCGAGCCTGGAGACTTGTCCGCCTTCACCCACTGCACACCCTTGTGCTGCGAGCCGTCCTTCAGCCGCACCGGCCGCGCCATGTCGACCGCGATGCAGTTGCCGTTCTCGGCGTCGAAGATGGATGAGTCGGCGGGCCCAGGGCGGACCCTGGTGCGGATGCCCCAGGCGAGCTCGCGCTCCACGACGCCTCGGGCGATGTCGGTCGCCAGCATGCGCAGGCCCTCGTTGGGCTTGCCGTTCCAGCCGTACCACTCTCCAATTCGGAACAGGTCGCCGCGCACCGTCGCACGCACACGGCCATCGGCGAGGCGCACGTCGCTGCCGTCGCTGACGGCCCACCAGCCCACGCTGAAGGGTCTGGTGCTGCCCCAGTCGAAGCTGCGGTCGATGCGCCAGGAGGCGGGGATGCGGAACTGCTCGAGGACGTGCACCTTGGGATCCCACACGTCGTCGAGCATGCCGCCGGCCACGATGTCCCAGCTTCCGTCAATCCAGGCCGCGAGCTCGGCGGCGTTGCGCGCCGAGCTCCGCAGCCGCTGGATGTAGTCGGGGTCGGCGCGCAGCAGGATCTTGTTCTCGTGGATGTTGCCGTGGATGGCGACCCTCGTCGGCTCGGGGCGACCATCGTCGTCGAGACTGTCCTTGATCAGCTTGCCTCGAGAGGCTGGCAGCCGGAAGCGGTGCTTGACCCAGTTGTGCCCAGGGCCGTAGGGGTTGGTCGTGCTGCGCACGCGCGCTCGGCGCGCCACCTCGGCGTGGGAGGAGCGGCACGTGGACATCATGCGCTTGTAGCCAGCCGGCGAGGGCCACGTGGTCAGCTCCTCCCATCCGATCCATGGGTAGGCGTGACCGTGGTAATTCCAGTAGTCGTCCTCGCGCTTGAACTGGCGGAACAGCAGCAGCTCGCCACCAGGGAACCGCCAGTGGTGGAACGCCTCGTTGTACTGAGCGCCGGGCCAGATCTGCGGAAGCCATTTCTTCGACTTCGCTATCACGTCCTGCAGCTGGGGGAAGGTCTGGCGGAAGAGGATGCCCTGCCACTCGGCACCGAAGCCTCGGTCCACGTCCTGGCAGAAGTCCATGATGAGAGTGTCGGTCTTGCCGCCGCCGCGCGTGCCCTCGTACAACGCCTCGAAGATCGGCTTGCTCGCCATGAACGCCTCTTGGCTGCCCGCCTGAGGCGCCCAGATGGGCTTGCGCGTCGGAGCCGACAGCTTGCGCTCAAGCATTGTCAGGCTTCTTGGCCGTGTCCGCGCCGTAGCGCGCGGCCCAGTCCTCGGCGCTGCTGGCCTCGGCCGGCGCCACGAGCACGCCACCGATGTCCGGGCGCGAGGCCGTCTCCTTGTCGCGGTAGGCGTGGTCGACCTTGCGCAGCTCCATGGCGAGGAGCTGGATCGGGTAGATCTTCTCCTCGGCCACCACCACGTCCTTGAACTGACCGCCGAGGATCGGCTTTGTGTAGCCCTCGAGGGTCAGCCGCTGGTGGTGCGCCACGATCTTGTCGCGGTACCGGTCGAGGGCCTTGGCCACCGCCGCCTCGAACTCCGGGTCGTTGGCGATGTGGCTGCGCACCAGGTTCATGCAGACGCCGGCTGCGTTCGCGGCGTCGCCCTTGCGGCTGTGCTCGGCGAGCTCTCTCAGGTAGATCTTCTTCTGCTCGTCGTCAAACTTGAGGCGCGACTGCTGCACCTTGACGCGCCAGTTGTCCTGGTCCACCATCGGGTTGGAGCGGCCAGTGCTGCTGGCGCGGCGTCCCGTCTTGGACGGTGGCTTCGGTTTAGGGGCGCGGGCCATCCCTCGTCCTCTGTGCTGCATCGACCGGCCACATGGCCCGCCATCATCATACGCTCATGCGTATGAGAAGAGACGAAGTATGCGGACAGAGAGCCTCGCCGACAAGCCCAGA